AGGAACAGGAATACTAGTATCAAGAAGATTAGTATCAGCATATCTCTGACTAAACTCTTGGAATGTAAATGATCTATGCCTTAATATCTGTGCTGCAAGTCCTCTAGTAGTATTAATCTCTACTGTCATGAATGCCTGTTCAAAAACACTCCAGTGACCGTGCTGAATACAATACTTAAGAAGACCAGCAAACTTATCGTTACCCTGATTGTTAGGGTTACTTACACGAGCAACATATGCCATAAGCTTTTCAGCATCTGGCGTTACACTTACTAGTTTAATCGGACTCGTCATCAAAGACCTCATCATAATCGGTGGGAAGGGGATGCATTTGAGTATAATTATCAAACTTATATGCATCAACATCTGAATATACTTCAGATTCTAAAACATCAACTAATTGCTTAAGGTTTTTAACAATAAGCTTCAATTTTTCTTTATCCATTACCTTTTAGAAGAAAAATATTTCTCTATCACTTCTACTTGATCATGATACCTAGCGATCTTATCCAACTCTACTTGGATTGCTTCACTAATATCAGAGTGCTCTCCAATACCTGCTGGATTTTCTAGATAAACATTTACGTTTACCTTATGCTTTTCAATCTCTCCATGAGCATGAGCTAATACTGCTCTAATTAATTGTTCTCTCATATGAAGTGCCATAAGATTATATCCTTTCTAAAATTATACATTAAAAAAGGGGGTGTGTAAACCCCCTTCTATCTTATACAGCAGTAAGTTTCTTTGAAACTTTGATTCCTCGATACATTAGATCGAAGTTTCTGTTTTGTGCTGCTTCAGCGAGTACTTTCTTGTTGTACTCTGCAGAGTCGTACTCGACTCCACGGTAAGTGACTTTTGCCATTGGCTTTACTCCAAAGTAGTAGGGATTTTACTCCGTTCCTTTAGTCGGCTTTTGCGTCCTCGTCGAAGGAGGATGAACGATTCCGTTCCGAGTCGGCTTACTTGCGTCCTGAATGTATCAGGATGAACGATTTGTGTTAATACTAACACACTTATATTATATAGTCAAGTAGGTTACTTATAAATGACTTCTCCCATAACATCAGGACATAGCATTGCTGCTACCAACTCCTTTGCCTTGGCGTTGCTATCACATAATTTATTCATCCATATTCTCTCATCCAAATCAACCTCACCATCGGTGGATATTATGCGACAACAAATGTCTATGATTCTATTTCTATAGTTTGTGCTTAACATGGTCTATTGCTGCGGGTAGAAGGGCATACTCTTTTCTCTGTATCGCTTTGGTTAGAGATACTATATCATCATTTGGTAGAATAGGAACCTCTCCTTGAAGAATTATTTCACCACCATCGAGTTCCTCATTTACATAATGCACTGTGCAACCAGTAACATCATCACTACTATTTAATGCTTGCTCTATTGCATGTAACCCTTTATACTTCGGAAGTAAAGAAGGATGAACATTTATCATAGGAGCAGGGAAAGCAGAAGGGTTTTTAATCACCCTCATATACCCTGCAAGAACTATAAGATCAACTCTCCATACTCTAAAGAGATCTATCATTTTGTCTTCATCTTTATGTGGAACTCTTACATGAGGAATACCAAACTTTGCTGCTCTCTTAACAGCACCACATTGTTTAGTGTTGTGTATCATCAACACAACTTCATGTTTATTGCATAATGGATTGGTAACTATGTTCTCGAAGTTGGTTCCGTTGCCAGAACACATAACACCTAGTCTCATTAGTTTTAATCTGTGTAAGGTGGTTCAGGTTCGTCAATACGATGTCTGAAATGTTCTGTATCAAAATAAGAAACTCCTGGTGGAGTTGGATCATCATAATTCATTCTCAATTTTCTTTGATACTCACGTTCATTTAATACTTCATTGATAAGAATCTTCATCTCCTTAACATATTCAGGAGTGAATAACCTACGAGGTTGAATAACCATACTAGGAAGAATTGCATTCCCATTCTCATCATGGGGATACACATTATCTGAACATCCCTTTGTTACGGGACCACTCATCCCTTGGGTATCAATCTTTTCCATCTAATGGTCTCCCATTCTTATCAATTAATCCAAGTTTTTTCACTTCTCCTAGATTAGATCTTTCTTGTCTCTTAATCCTTTTATATTCTTTCATAATCTTATCTACTTCATCCTTCGATACTCTTACATTTAACTGCGATCCTTCATCAGGATCAACAAATCCCACTCCACTTTTCTTTTTCTCATCCTTCTCTTCTAGATAATCGTTGATTCCATTTTGAATCTCACCCTCAATGATATCGTTGATTTGAGATCTCAACATCTCATTGTCCATGTTATTTTTACTCATAGTTTTCTTTTCCTCTTCTTTTTCTCTGGTGATTTGTAACCATACTGACTTGGTTTAATAGTACCATGTCCAAAGTCTATTGCCTTAATAGAATCCTTGCCATATTTATCATAATACATGTCAAAAATATTCACCATTTTGTAACAACGTGTCACATCCAAATGCTGTGTTCCATTTTCAACATATCTAACGATATAAGCATCAGTTGGAAAAGACTTATCGTTTGCCTTTTCTTCTGTAGTCTTCTCTAAAAGAATTTCGCAGGAATAATCCGATGGTTGGATTTTAGATTCCTGCTTCTCTTCTGCCACTGGATTTTCTATTTTGGTTTTAGTTGTCATGAACGTCCTCCCCATATAATATCTGGATACGCTTCTCTTACCTGATCAAATGTAATGTTATACTTATCACCAAGTTTTTTATCTTTTGTAAGAACTAATACTTCTGCTTCTCTTGGATGAAGTCCTTGAAGAAGGTTAATAAACATCATCTCTCTACGTGTTGTAGTCAGAGTATTATTTCCACCCTGCACATAATGATATAAGTTCTGATATTCTCTTCTTAAAGATGTTCTACCTCTACCATCAAGATCTTGTCCTGTTGCAGATTCACCTCCTGCTGCCTCTCTAGCAAGGTTCTCTGAAAGACTACCCTTATATACTGTTTGATCCTGTGTCTCTCCATAGGGAACCTCTCCTTCAGGTAAGAGACTAATTACAGACTCATCATAATTCCAAAGAAAAATCATTTTTATACAGTCATGCTCATACTGCTTAAGTGCTTCTACTGTTTTAGTAGAAGTCTTCTGTAGAGATGCAAGATCTAATACTTCAAATACAAAAGGATTTGTAGGTAGAGAATCAATAGCAGGTGCTGGTTTAGTTGTTCTCTTCTTTGCTTTAGACGCAGCAGGTAATTTAGGACCGTCAGTTTCAGTTTTACGAGGTCTACCTCTTTTTTTAGTCGTCTTCGTCGTCGGTGTCGATGTCATGTGTTTCAATTCTTAGGGCTAAAATTTCATCGGGAACTAATTGTCCATTTGCATCAAACATTTCTGGATGAGTATACACTACTTGAGGTGTTGTCTCATAAGAATGCTGTCTTGCCATCCATCCTATCATACCTCCTACTAATAATGCAAGTATAGACACAAGGGTCGTAAGTGTCAAGGTTACTACAAGTGTTTCTGACATGGCACTGCTCCAGATAGTTTTATTTTTTTCGGATGTCCAAGTAACAATCAAAGTGAAAAACAATTTCTCTGTTCCAAAGAGCAATAAGTTTTCCGAATTTTACTTGAAAGGTTTTTGGTTTTAGTGGACTTCTTCTCCTGTTTCTTAAGAGTAATTCTACACCCCTATTAATTTGGGGGTTGTCATTATTTAGATTGCTTTTTTCTTCTTCCTGGTCTTTTGTCATGTCGATACCTCACTGCATCTTCAAGGATCTTTGCCAAATAATTTTTTATTTTTCTTGCTTGTGGTTTAGGAATGTGATGATATGCCTCACGCAATTGCTTATGATCATTATCAGAACCTCCCTTAATGTATTCTTCAAGATCTAATACTTCCTTCCCAAGTTCCTTTGCAGTAGAACTTTGGAGGAAAGCATCGACCTCTACTCTTGTTGTCTTACGATACTTTAGAAACTCATAAAATTTCAATTGCATCTTACCCTGATACGAAAGTTCAAGGGCATGTTCTATCATATCATAAACAGTTTCAAAGTCATTGATTTTTTTCATCAGACTAATTTTTTCTCCTTTAAGTATTGTACAGTTTCGGTGCATCCACCAAGATTAGTTCCATCTATTACCACTTGAGGAAAAGTAGACCCTTCTCCAAACTGACCATAGAATGATTTTTTATCAAAGTGATCATCCAATTTATATACAACATGCTTCAATCCTGACAACTTTAATACCTGAACTACCTTACTACAATATGGACATCCATCCTTTGAGTAAACCGTGAAATTCATGTTCTCTGACATTGGTGTTCAAAAATTTTATTTAGTATTGGAGTGATTTTTGAGAGCATCTTTCCAATGCTCAATGAGGATTTGAAGTTCCTTGATACGAACCTTTGCCGTATCAATTTTTTCATTAAGACTGTTCACCATCTTGCTTTCTATCCTCCATAGATCTATTTTTAATGATGATTCTATCCCTTGCATGATCTGGAACAAATTCCAAAACGTCATCATGAGGCCACATCATCTCTTCATATAGAGCATTGAGTCGATCCATATCTTCCCAAAGATCATTTACATGACGGGTTTCATCACCCCAATGATGCTCTTCAGGTTCTAGATCTCCGTGCATGAATTTGCCTCCTTTAGTTTACGTAGTATATATTGAATAGTATGTATCATATCAGTGTGGGTTATACCTCTGAATAACAGAATAAACTATCACCAATACAATAAGAGCGATAGAAATAATAGGAAGAACTAAATGCATAATTCATTCATAGTGCTGCAAATATTGTATCATACTTTCCAGAGTGTGCAAATCACCCCCCACAGATCGAAGAGCATTGTTGCAATTCTTACATAGAAGACCCCTCACATCCCCTGTAGTAGGATTACGATCAACCATAAAGGAATTATAGTTTCCCCCCGCTTGTAGGGTCTTACAGACCGCACACTGATTGTTCTGTTCTACAAGCATCCGATTATATTCTTTAAACCCTACACCTTTCTTCCTGTTCTTGGTTATTCTTTTGACGGTACACTCTTTACATTCATATGAATAAGAGGATGCAAGAGTAGTATTCTTACGTGTTCTGTAATATCCATCTATCAGATTCTTCTCTTCACCACATACTCTACATACCCTTTCGGATAATAACAGATGACTTAATTCAACTTGATCATCTAGATCCATTATGAAATCTTTGCATGTGGTGCAAATTCACCCTTTGTAGTTATCTTCATACCAGTATATAAAAGGTCTGTCCAAAACTCTGCGTCTTTTCCATGACCTGAAATAGCATCATACCAAAAACTTAATTGCATCAATGTTGCCTTTGCATCTCTAAGATTTTTAGCATACTTAAGTGTCATACTCTTTTGCCATTCATCAAATTTAGGTGCTTGATTGTAATGTTTAGAAACTACAGCATACATCTTCTTATATTTTGCTTCTTGCGTAACAAATACAGTAGCATCTTTGGGATAATCAGTATGATTTTTCTTAAACTCCTTTACCTTTAACATCTTTACTACCATATCAATAGGTGCTAATCCACCTTGAGCAGCAGGAGTTCTCTTTATAGCAGTACCAAAAGTTAAATTATTACCTCCTCTAGTAATATTAATCGAGTACTCATTATTAGGACCAATCTTAACACCAGTTGTAACAGAACTAAGTGTAAAAATACTATCAATTCTAAA